TAATTGCATTTAGATCTATGGCTGTACCGGATGCGTGATTACTTAATACTTTATCTGATCCCCTGGTTTGCCTAAAGGCATAACCCCAATCATCTAATTGGCCTACATCAATTGGTTCTACTAATTCATTAAAATCTTTGGCAAAACTTACCAAGATTGGTGCAACCGCTTTGGCACATGCAAACCTAATCTTTGTGCCTGGTACTGTAAAAGTTTCAATACCTATTGCCTTGCGATCTTCACTAGCCGGCCAACCATTAGGGCTAGTGAGTTCTCTAATTGTTGCCATTGATTAAAGAGTTAGTTACTCATCCTCTGTATCAATCGGGGTGGATTGTGCCGCTATCATTTCATCATAAGTAGATTTAAGCATTGAAGTAAATTCTCCATTACCTCTATCAATTATGGCGTGTTCTACTTCTACGCCATTAGGGTCTATTTTTGTAACAAAAGATACATTATTCATAGTTTATAACTCCGCACTAAATCCGATATAACCAGCACTATTATTATTACTTAGTAAAACATATGGTCTAAAGGCAGTAAGCCCTGAAGCCACATCGCAAATTACAGTTAATGCTGAATCACCAGTATTTGATAAAACAACATTTGTAACTGCCACTATTGCATTTGTTCCGTCATAAAGGCCTAAAGTAGTAAACTCAACCGAACTGGGTTGAACTCTCATCCTTGTACCATTTATAACAGTAATTTGGGCAGAGGTTGAAACATAAGCAGCCCCGTTAGCATAAGTTGAATAAGCATCTGTACTTGTCAAACGCAAGTAATACCTCTGACAAGCGGCTAACTCGCCTTGAAGTGTGCCAGTTGCAGTTTGGAAGGCTGTGGCTACAGAACCTGATTCCACTTGAACGCCCCATATATCAAAAGTGTTGGACTGAATACCTAATGAGCCAGTTCTAGAATTTAAATCTGTCCCTGCTGATACCCATAAAAGCAACAGCAAATTAGAAGTGTTTGCAGTCGTTCCAATTGTTTTACCAGAAATGCTTGGTAGTGCGACTGTTATTGAATATCTTGCCCAAGAAGTAGAGAGCGTTGCTTGTCCAGCATAAGTGCCAACACCAGAAGAAGGGCTACCGCCTGAACCAAAGTTTTGTCTAAACTCAGCAGCAATTTTAGGAGTGCCAGAAGCAGCCTTCGCCCAAAACGAAACAGTTACTGTTTGATTAGCAAAAGTTCTAACATCTTCTATATGCTGTCCAACATTTGCTCCAGCAGATGTTGCAGTCTGCCCAGTAGTCACTACGCGATAGAAGTTTGCTGCTTCGTAGCCAGCAACTGGCGCAGTTCCTAGGGTAAAAGTTTCGGCTGTGCAAGTAACCGTTCCATCTGAGGCATAATTTTTCCATCTGTCAAAAGTATAAACGTTGCTTGAAGTGCTGCTCGTAAAGGCTCTTTGATTTATATTAAAATCACCATTGATAATTTTATTTTTACCAGCCGCATAATTTTCTGTCCAGCGTAATCCTGTACTTTCGGCACTATCCGCGACAAGTGTGTCGCCGTTTGAGCCTACTGCTAGGCGAGCAGGTGTATCTGCTGCCGTTGCAGTTATCAAATCACCTTTAGCATCAACGATAGTATTTTGAATGGCATTAGGATCATCTGAAGATACCCAGTTACTTCCATCATAAACTTCTACTACATTTGTGCTTTTAAGATATGAAACCATACCTTCAGCCACTACGCCAGTTAAAGCGGTGGTTCTTGCGGCGGCATCATCAAATACCATAACTGTTTGTTGCATTAAATAAGTATTTACTTCACTGGCTAGTAAAACATCTCCAGTGTTAAATAACTTGTAACCAGCACCGGCCATTTAATATCTCCTAATTGTAGGACAAACTGTCTTCATCTAAAATTCCATCTACTAATGAGTTTAGCACAAACCCACTGGCAAAGGGTTGGGCGCAAGTAAAAGTTACCAGGAAAGATTTAGGCGTTATTTGGTAGGTAAGTCCGGCAATTACGCTATCTGTAACTACATTACCAGCCGGCAAAGTTTGAGTTACCTGGATTGGATTAAACATATCTAAATTTAATGCCGCAACAACACGGCTAGGATCATTTTGACCATAAGCATCAATGGTAAGTGAATTCAGTTGAATATTCACCCCTTGTTCTTTTCGGGATGCAATAATCATTAGTGCCTGATTTAAGGCATCTGCGGTTGTTTGCATTATGCCCGATCTAATCCGGCTATGCTGAAAATAGTCATCTATGCTTGCCAAATCGCTTGCGGTTTGACCACTTAACCCAGTTGGCGTTACAGTTACTTTATTGATCATTTGATAATCTGAAATATCAAATTCAACCGCTTGATATGTAATATCAGGTGAACCAGGTACATCACTAAATTTTGCTAATGTCCCACCTGATCTACTAATAACATCTTGCCTAGATAAGAATGTTACATAACCGCGTTGATCCATATAAAATGCGCCTAAATCTGTACCTTCTACGACCTGACACGCCGCCAATAATGATCTTGATGATCCATCATCTGCCTGAACTGTTGTAGTTGCAGTTGTTGAAATATCGCGCATACCTGCCGGCCAATCACCGGCGTTCAATAAACTTGTTATTCTTTGTGCAGTTGTTTGACCGGCTGTACCACCACTAACCGTTGTAATAGTTGTTAGATTTAATAATTGGAATCCATCTACACATTGCAAAGTTACATAAGCCGGATCAAATCCGGTAGGGCTTTGATAATTCCATTCTTGTACATACATAGAACCTAAGTTATATGTAACACCTAAATATTCTGCCGTAAATCGGATTTTACGCATTGGTTTAATTTTTCCATACAAACTAGATCCAGTATTGGCAGGATTAAATTGACCTGTTTCATCCACAAAGGTTATGCGTGCTGTACCACCGGTAAAAGAATCTGATGATCTATTGAATGCCCGGCGTATATAACATTGAGTTACATAAGGTGTTATATCAACTACATCTGCGGCTACTGTTCCTAAAATTGCCAATCCCAATGGTGTTGCAGGATCATCAAGCACCAGGCTTGGATCAAAAGAAGCCCCGCCTGAAAAATCAATTTCTGCCTTAAATATTGCGGCTGGCATTATCTTCCTAAATTAGTTAATTGAGTTACTGCACCTGATCGGTTTAAATTATACAAAGCATCTTGAATTACAGATTGCAATTGGCCTTCTGATATAACTGATCCGGCTACATTTACATTTACAGTAGTGCCAAAATTACCTATTTTGTCTAATGGTATAACCGCTTCCGCACCGGCTTCGCCAATCATTGCAAACATAGGTGAATTTACAATTCCACCTTCTGCCATAGGTGTAAAACCTAAAGACAATGCTAAATTTTTACCTGCCGCACTTGAAGCAAAGTTAGGTTGGTTTTGTGGCAAAATTGGGCTAACCGCAAAATCGCTAGGTTTCAATTTACCACCTACACCTATTTGAGATGGATCAACACCTAAACCTAATATCAATTGTTGGCCTGGGCTTAAATTAGCAATATTGGCAACTTTAGTTTCAATTTGTGATAATAATGCTAACATCTTGCGTAATTCTTCATTGGCTGCAAAAAGTTTTTGTAAATATAATAAAACTTCTGTTGTGGTCATACCCCATTTATCAGCCAACATTTCTACTTCTTGTGTAGTAATTTGACCATCTTCAATGACTTTTAAAACATCAGCATATCTTTGTGCTTCATCAATTGCCTTGGCTGTACCATCTGCCAACTTTTGTAATATTTTTACACGCAACTCATCCTCAGCATTTAATTTACGACTTAATGCCGCTTGTAAATTGATGCGATCAAGATCAAACATAGCGGCCAATTCAGCCTTCTTTTTGTCTAATGCTTGTTGTGCAGTTTTTTCTTTTGTAACTGCTTTTTCTCTAGCCAAAATAGCGGCTTGTATTTTTGCCAATTGTTGATCAATTGTCAATGCTTTTTTGCCATATTTATTTTGCAACTCTAACGCATCAATTGTTTGTTGAGATAATCCCAAATAACCTTTAGCGGCTAAATATTGCTTTTGGCGTACTTTAAAACCTTCTCTACCTAAATCTTCAAAAGTAGTATTTAAGGCAGATAAAAATCCTTTTTCGCTAACAGTTGCACCAAAGCCAATAAGCACATCACCAACACCGCCGGCAACATTTTCTAAAACTGCGCCAAATGTTCTAAGATTATCTGTTCCGGTTACTATGTATGAAGAAGCAATTAAAAATCCATTGCCTAAAGTTTCAGTGGCTTCACCGGCACTAATTCTAAATGATTTTAACTGGCCTTCAAAAGTTTCAGTTTGTGCTTCTGCCGCACCTGCATATTTATCTAAGTTTTGAATTACTTTTACAAAACCCATAGATTTGGCTTCTGCGGCTGTAAATCCTACGCCTAATCTAGCAATTGAAGTGTAATTACCTAATGCCGCTTTATTTATAGCATTTAATACGCTGTCTAACTCCGCACCTGTACCGGCTGAAATGTCTAAGGCTTTACCTAATAGAAGTTGCGCTGAATCTAAATCTCCAGTTTGTGCTACAAGTTTGCGTAATGCCGGCACTAAACTTTCTTCAGTAACATTGGTAGCCCGTTGTAAATCTTCTATAAAAATTTTAAGATCAGGCAATAAACCTTCCTTGCCAATGCTTTTTAAAGTAAGTTGTAATTGCTTATCTAATCTTTCTTGCGCCAAAGCCGCTTGTATAGAATTTTTAGTAAATAATGTTAATCCTGCGGCGGCGGCTATTGCGCCAGTTCTAGCAAAAGATCTTAATCTTATAGTGCTAGTTGCAACAAACTTATCAAAACCTTTTAACTCTTTTGTGGCACGCTCTAAGCCTTTTTTATCAAACTTAGTAAGAAAGTTAATCGCTACATATTGACTTAATGCCATGATTAACCTCTAAATTCTTTGCCTAGATATTTTTTAAGCACACCATATAGATTATC